ATATGGGGTGGAGATATTGATATAGATGAGTCTATGCCAACTTATCCTGAGTTTTCTGTAATGACTAACTTATCTTGTCCTAAATGTTATTCAGAGGTAGAGGTTCTCAAGAAGAGAGATGCCTTCGATTGATATACCTGATATAAATATTCCTGAGATAGATATTCCAGACGTTCCAGAACCTTATACTCCTCATTATCTAACTATTACAAAGCCTCCAGATATTAATGTAATAGGTTGTACTTATCAGCATCGAGATATAAAAAATACTGGCAACCGTAATTTATTATTGGAAGATCCAAATGGAGTGTTTACTACCTGTGATTTTCCGTTTCCTAGTTTTATACCGCTTGATTATTCTCCTGAAAACTTAGTAATAACTGAGGAAGTTCCTATTAGTAATGATCCACCTCCACTCCCAGAAACAGAACAGCCAAAGATTCCTGATTTACCTGAACCACCCCCACCAGATTTTCCTCCCTGTCCTGGTAAAAATGACCAGAGAGTAGGAGACTTTCGTAACGATAAGAAGCTGGAACGTGTTATTGGGCATGAAAGAGGGCAAGATGGAAGTGAGTGTATAACCCTTTATGAAGACGTTCCGTTTAAAGATCAATACATTCCGTCTGCTCCTCAGTTTATTGGGGTCTTTAGCCTTGCTTTGGTTGGTGCTTCTGCACCATTGGTACTTCAGCTTGTACGACCTTTAGTAAAACAAGTCGTTACTAAATTGACAAAAAAGAAAAAATCTAATTAAGTTTGTGAGTATGTGGGATAACTTGATTTGGTGGAATATTAACAACAATATCTTCACAGGTGATAGCACTAGGAGTATTAGGTTTAAAAGTAACTCCATCTTTTGCCATTTTTGAACACATCTCCAAACGATATAAACTAATTTCCATTTTTGTTTTCTTTATTAATAATTTTTGAGCTTCTATGTTAACTGCTGTTGCTTCATGGCAAAGCTTCGGTGACTTACCTAATGGGATGTTTAGTTGGGCAGAAATACCATAATTTAAGTTGAAATTTTCTTTTTCAAATCTAGGAGTTTCCTGTACATATTTTATCTCTCCAGTATTTTCGTCATAAATATTTTGCTTGGTAACTGTTTCTTTAGGTAATGAGAATGTATGAGAATCAGTGACATAAGGTGTAATCGTAAGGCTAGGAGAAGCACAGACAATACCTTGACTCATTCTAAAAGAAGGCATAGCTGATGGGGTTATCATGGTTGCATTATTATTTACAACACCTTGAGCATTAGAGCTTGGACTTGCAACTGTTGTATTAGCCAAAACCCTTGCAGGGCAAAGGATTAGAGCTATTGTCCAAAGGTAGTTGTAGTTTCTGTTGTTGTGCTTGAATTTATTGTTCTTGTTATTGTGGTTACTGTGTCTAACCCTGGTGTGATTAATGTTTCTTGTAGAGAGAAGGCTGCTCCATCTGTATTTATTGACCAGCGAGGAATAGCTTCTAAGTTTGGTGAAGTCCAATTAAAGTTTACTCCCCCGACTGTTTGTTCATTCGTAGTCGTAGGAGTAGGGTTGATATATCCTGTTTCAGATTCGATATTATGTCCTGATGCTGAGTAGCTATAACCAGTTCTGTATTGATGGCTTGTGATCGTTTCATTTATTACTGATTCAGATGTTGAAGAAGTCTGACTTGAACCTGAACGAAACTGTGGGACAACAGGTACAGCAAGGGTTCTTATAGGTAATAATAGTAAAACTAACCAGTAAAGTCTAGTCAATTGTAATAGTGACTTTAGTAGATCCTATGCAAGATGTACCCGAACCACCAGCCGTGCAAGTATGCACCCCACTACTCAAACTCGTAAGAGCGAGGTTTCCAGCAGTACCGCCAGAAGCTACAGTTGTTGTTCCACCTAATACTGGTAATGCTGCGATTCCTGCACTTGGAGTTACAGCAGACGGTGTAGCATCTCCCATTACTACGGATTCTGTTTTGCTGAAGGCCGATCCCGATGTTGTTACTGTGGTATCAGTTTGAATCATAGCTGGCACTCCGTTGGATAACGAGCCAACATTGATCCCACCAATCTTTCCTGATGTTGTGGTATCTCCTACAGTTACAGATGGGGTAATATTGTTTCCGCTTAAAGAATAGGTCGTACCCACTTTTTGAGTAGTTACAAATGGCATATCTACAGTTATTTGTGCAGAGGTCACAAATTCCTGTTTTATGTCCGCAAAAGCAGCCGATGGTAAGAATAGAAGTAAAGCAAATAGTTTTTTCATTTGATACCTACGTTAGTGTCCTTGTTATCTACTATCTTAGCAGCGTTTGTAGGTTTCTTTTTGTTCACACTGATACCATAAGATCCTAAGACCCCCGAGGTCAAACCTGCTAAAAACGCTCCGTCATTACGAATTTTATCCATGTATCCAAGAGTCATCATTGCTAATGACCAGCAAAGAATCATAAATCGGACAGCGTGACCAAAAAGTTCAGCCCAATCCGTACCTTCTTTTTCCTCTTGATCTTCCATAATAAAAAAACTGCCTTAGTGTGTGAGGAGTAAGCTGTTGACCACTGCTTATTTTAGGCAGCTATATGGCAAACTTAGCAAATATTGGTATGTTTGGAAAGTAACACAATACTAATTATGCTCAAACTCTTAAAACCAGTACTACTAAAGTTCTTTACTACAACTGCTGTAAAAAGATTGGTTGTTGATTTGCTTAGAGCAATCTGCAAACAAACCTCAAATACACTTGATGACAAGGCTGTGGATATGTTGGAACAACAACTGTTTCCTAAATTAAACTGATATGGACAATAAAGAGTTCTTTCAGATTCTTATTGGTAAACCACCTCTTGAAGTTGAACTTGAAATAGAAATGAAATGTAGAGAGGTAGATCAGTTAACTGAAAGTTATTTGAGAGCATATACTTTTGCGTTGGTAAAAGAAAACCGACTGCAAGATTTACTTATTATGGCTGCTATGCAACGCATACAAGATACTGAAATTAAACTGATGCGATATGAAATGGCAGAACATCATCGAACAAAAAATCTAAAACAAAAGAAAAAGAAAGTAAAGAAGACTACGATATTTACTAGAATTAAAGCTATGCTAGGG